CGGCTTTTTCAGGAACAGTTCGCTACCGTTGTACAGTTCGAACGGTGTGCCGTCGTCGATCGTCTCGCTACCAGGCATGACGCGATATCTGAAATCAAGCTGTGCGACAACGCTGGTCAGATGCGCGGTGGACTGACTGTTCTCGACACGACCAGTCAAACCAGGATGGACGAGCGTACCCGCCGGCCATGCCTCTGGTGTGCTGTTGGTGAACTCGACATCGTTTCCGTCGATCGATTTCACGACACGCAGTCCGTGCCGATCGCCGTCACGTAATACGATCACCGCGTCTGCTTGCAGCCACGGCGGCACTTCGTCAACGGACATGGCGTCGCTGTTCGCAGCCACGCCGTTCGGGGTAGTCACCGACTTCGTCAATTCGGGAGCAATGAACGACTTGTCCTGCCAAGCGTCGAACAAGGCGCGCAACCGCAGCATCTTGTCGTGCTTGGCGGCGACTTCGAACTCCAGCGACTTGCGCGGGGTTTGCCGCAACGCGCGACGTTGCTCCCGGCCGGATCGGGTTTTGATGATTTCGGTCTTGTACTCGTAGGTGATTTTGTACCCGGCCTGCCAGTTCGGCAGGAAGTCCCATATTTCCGCGCGAATGCCGGATACCTGAAGCTGCGACGTACCGACATCGAACTCGAAGTCGTACCTGGCATCGATGATTGCTGGACCGTCCGTGCCGGCCGTGACCGAGAATTGCGTGTATTGCAGCGGCAGATAGGTCGCAGGGGGCGGTGTCGGGTTGGACAGCGAAATGCCGTCCGCTCCGCTGACGTTGACTGCTTCGAGGGATACCGCGCTCAGATAGGCATTCCAGATCGCGAACGTACGTTGTGTCTCGGCCACGACCGCGCCGAGGTCGATCTGCTGCGGGATCAGGAAGATGTTGTTGTAGAAAACGTCGGTGTAGGACGGCAGAACAACAGCCGCGCCAGTACCTTCGACCGTCTGAGCAACTACCCTTGTGATGGGGCCGGACCCGATGTCCGACCCAAACGTCATGTCCGGTTCGCGCCAAAGCGGGTCAAGACGCCCGTAGGTATTTGCCGACAGGCTGTCGCTGAAGGCGAGTTCGACGGCGGGGATGACGATAGCAGCCATTCGGTCATCCTTCGGAAACCCGGAATGCGTAGCCGAGATTCCCGCTTGTCTCGACCTTGTCGCTCGGGATAACCGTGGCCTTCCGCAGTGCCGGGAATGCGCGCCACACCGAGTTATCGGGCAGCGTGAATTCCTGTGATGGGAAGAAGTTTGCCATGTCGATCTGTCGGATACCGATCGGATAGCCAAGCGGTCGCCAGAAGCTGTCCGTCCTGTTCAACGTTCCCTCGTAGATGGGGATAGGCAGTGACGGCGCATATCCGCTGAAGGCATTCGCGGCGACGTTACCAGCCACGGCCGGCGAGAGGTACGGCGGTGCGCCGACCAGGTGCTTGGCATCAAGATCGTTGGCCGTCAGGACGCAAAACGGAGTCCATGTGCCGTTGACGCGGACGCCGCCGCGACGCGGGTTGTACAGACGGTGCCACGATCCGCTCAGCATGAGCGCAATGTACTGATGGTCATCGTACTGGCCGACGAACGTGTTCAACCCTGAGCGCTGCGTGCCACCAACGAACTCGCCGCCGTCGTACGTCCCGATTTTCTGTAGATACCCAAAGCAGAAATTACGGAACGAGCCGTTGCTGCATTCGACCGCCGCAGCGAACCACGGGCTGGGGCCGAGTTCGGTGAAGAAATGCGCGACGCTCGGTGGACCACCCCAAGGCCCGCTCCCATCCCATGCGGTGTAGCTATCGAACGAAGTCCGCGCCTGCGTGTCGCCGGTCTCGCCCTCGCCGTACACCCACATCTGCGTGGTCTGTACGGTGCTGCCGGACAATGCGCTGACAACGAAGTTCAAGTTGCCAGCGTCACCCGGCGCTTGAATGGTCGCGACCGAATTCGACGTTCCGCTTTGAGTGACGTTCCAACCCTGTGCGTTGGCAAAATCCGACACGGCCTGCACGAGTTCAAGTACGCTCGACACGTTGTAGGATGCGTAGGCCATGCTAGTCCCCGTTCAATTCAATTGCACAGAAGGACTCGTTGGCCTCCCGGTACACATCCGGAATGCACAGGTACTCCGTCGTGCCTTGCGTGATGATGGTTTCGGCGCTGAGATTGAAGCCGGGGATGTGATAGACGCCTTGCAGCACACCCAGGATCGATTTCGGCTCCGCGTGATGAATCAGAGATGCCGGCGTCAGAGGGTAATCACCGCCGTACGCAGGTTGCATCTTGTTGAAGAAGTTGAGCCGATACGATCGGTTGTTCGTGAACGTGTCGAGCGGCATGTTCTTCGTCGTCCAGCCTGGATTCCACGGCCCGACCACACGAGTATCGCCGTCACGCCACCCATTGCTCTCGGTCCAGTTCTGAAATCCGATCCACACGTTGTCGTATCGGAAGACCTTCAGGTTTGCGTCGATGCCGGGATCGCAGAAGAAATGGATCGCGTCTCCAGTGTCTGACCAGCGACTTGTGCTAACCGACGTGCACCCGCCTACCACCATCGGGTAGGGGTAGACGTTCGGCGGTGCATAGGCGAGGAAGAGGCCGGCATAGGCGAGTTGGTAGGTCGCACTGACCCGCGCAATAACGATGAAACGTCGGCCGTTCGCGATGAACCAGTACGGCATTTCGAAGTCGCCGCAGCACAGATACACCGGATCGGATGCGTTCGTGTGTTCGTCCCAATTCGAGGCAACCGGATTGACGCCGACGATACCGCGAAAACCGTAGTTGTACCTGTCGCCAACTGGCTGTGGGTCGCTGCGCAGCGCGATAAGAATTTCTTCAGTGACGGCGAGGCCTGGCCCTTTCAGAACGATGTCTTCCTCTGCGTCTGGCATGCGCCCGCTACCGGTCCACGCTACTTGCCATTGTTGATTTGCCGCGACCAGGTCTGCGTTTGTCGTCAGGAACGCGATCAGTTTCGCGCGCAGGTCTGCATAGTCAGCAGCCGTCCCTGTTTCGTAAGCCACTTTTCTTCTCCTTAAGCCAGCCCAAGAGCGGCCTTGTATTCTCCGGGACGCGAGCGCACGTCGTTCAGGATCGCGGTCTGTCCGACTTCCGTCCCCATCGCTTGGCTCACCACATCGCCCGCGTCGAAGGTGTTGACGATCTTGAGATTCATCCCTCCACCGCCCGCCGCACCGCCGTTCAGCGCGTGACGCGGGTTGTCGCGCGTCAGGACTTCTTCACCCTTCTCCAGAATCGCCGGAACCTCGTTTGGCGCGAGGCCGGGAATGCCACCTTCATGATACCGCACAGCATTGGCAAACACTCCCGGCATCACAGCGCGCTTCGTCCCGCCATTGCCGACAAGACCGCCTGTATGCTTCACCAGGCCGGCGATAAATCCGCCAATGCCGCCACTACCACCCATGCCACCGATCGCGTTGAAGATCGCATACTGGAGAATCATCTGCGCGATATAACGCAGGAAGTCAGCGGCGAACTGAAGGAATGCGTCGCGGACGGCTTCGGTCGCTTCCTTGCTGTCCTTCGTACCTTCGATCCATGCACCAATTGCGTCGCCTGCGTTCGCAAAGGCGTTTGCCGCACCCTGCGCGAATTCCTCGTTGATCTGTTTGGCATTGAGCGTGACTTTCGCCGTCTCGACCAGGGAGTTCTTCACGTTCTGGAGCGCAGCCGCTTTCGCTTTTGCGTCATCGCCGCCGAGTGCTTCGTAGAATTTGATTGCGTTGTCTATCGCCTCGCGCAGCCGGCTATTGATGCCGTCGAGGTCGGTTTGAATCTGAGCCGCCGCTTCGAAGTTACCTTGGTCCTGATTGAAGGTTATCTGTTCTTGCAGTTCCTTTCGCAGCGCCAGAAGATCATTGACGCGTTTCTCGGCGCGCTCGCCAGCGGTCGCTGCCTGTTCGGCTTCCCACAACCGCTTGACCTTGTCGGCGATGGCCTGCCCTTCGGCGGATTGCAGGTCGATACCCTTGGCCGTTGTCTCGTTGTAAATCTCAGCCTGAAGTTCGGACATGCCAAGCTTGGCGATGCGATCGTCCAGTGCCTTGTTTGCTGCGTCGATCGCTGTTTTCTGCCGTTCGGCGCTTTGCGACGCCTGCTCGGCATCCCACAGTTTGCGCACCTTGTCGGCGATCGCCTGGCCTTCCTTCGATTGCAGGTCGATACCCTTGGCCGTCGTCTCGTTGTAAATCTTGGCCTCAAGATCGGACAGCCGCAGCTTGGCGAGCTGATCGTCAAGTTCCTTGTTGATCGACCTGATCGTTTCGCGATGCCGCTGAGCGGCCTTGTTTGCGTCCTCGATCGCCTTCTTCCGCGCTCTTGCTTGCGGATCGAACTCTTCGTATAGCGCTGCCGTCGCTTTCGCCCCGCGATCGAGCGCTTCCTGTATCAGATTGGAGTCGCCTCCCGCCGCATCGACAGCGGCTTGCAACTGCTGTGTGATTTCCTTCAGATTTGTTTCGAACTCCAGCTTCGTCTTCAGTTCGGGAATGCGCTTCGCGAGCGCATCCATTGCCTCTTTGTACTTATCGGTCTGAGACGTACCTGCTTCCTGCGCCGACGAAACCTCTTTCGTCGCATCCGCTACGCCGAGAAGCGCCTTCTGTACTTCTGTCGCGGTTCCCTTCTTCAGTGCTAACGCTGCTTCAAGCATGCGCACTTGCTTCTCTGTTTCGGCGGCCTCTTTCGCAGACTCGATCATGGCAAGCACGACCGACTTCAACTGCGGATTCGCTTCACCAATCGCATCGAGACGCTGCATGAATTCCGTCAGCGGAATTTTGCCGGAACGCGCCGATTCGGTCAGATTGCGAATATCCTCATAGACAGGGCGCAAAGGTGAATCGCTGGCGCGAGCACGCGTCATGAAAGAACGGCCGAACGGCTGCTGGATTTCCGACAGTTGGGAATTAAGCTCAGCGGTCAGTGTCTTGATGTTGTCTTCGATTTCGACATTAGTCAGATCGTCGAGCGCCTTCGTCCATTCCCGTGCTTCCTTCGCGCCGCGACGATATGCCGAAGAAATTTCGTCGGTAATGCGCTTCGCGGCCTCCATAGCTTTTTCGGTCTCGCTAACGCGTGTCGCGAGCAACGCGAACGCACCAGCAAGAACCCCAATGGCAATGCTGATCGGGCCACCGAACGCGAGCAGCGCGGCACGCAGCCTACCCGCAGTCGTCGTCGCGGTGCGCATTTGAGTCACCAGTCCAACGACTTCAGTTCTGGCTCGGACAGTAGCCCCGCGCAGACCACCCATTTCGACAATCAGTCCGGAAATAGCGGCCCCGAGCTTCACAAGATGTGCTGCGCCACGCCAGCTACCGAGAGCGACAAGCGCCGATATGACAAGGTCAATGCCCCGCAGGAAGCCCATCAGCAATTCAATTGCACCGGCTATCGCCTTACCGAGCCGGTCGAACCAGATTTGCGCGTCGTCACTGCGCAAATATTCTTGCAACTCACGCAAGGCGTCTGTGAACGCGTCCAGCGTGCCGGCGTCGGCAATCTTGTTCAGCGCAATCGTGACGGCGGTCTGGAAACGTCCCATTTCCGCCTGCAACGACTTCATGGAATTCGACAGTTGGCCGCCGAACCGTTGGTCGAGAACGTCGGCGAATTTCAGAAGATAATCGGAAGTCAGTTGCCCGCTTTCCATCATCTTCGACAGTTCGGCACCAGACACGCCTGCGGCCTCGGCCATCAGGGCGAACGCGCCTGGAATATGCTCGCCAAGCTGCTGGCGCAGTTCTTCCATCTGGATCGTACCCTTCGACATCATCTGTGTCAGGGCGACGAACACGCGCTCCATGCGCTGCGAATCCAGTCGCAAAACACGGCCCGCTTCAGAAACAGACGTGAAGATTTTCCGCGTCTGGTCCATGGTGAAATTCGACGCTTGCGCCGATACAGCGAACTTCGACCACTCGCTCGCGAGAGTCTGTATCGAGAAACCGAGGCGATCGGCTTCATTCCGTACCCACTGCAATTCATCGGCCGTTGCCTGCGGATCATCGTCCGTCACAACGTTCAGACGCGACTCGGTGGCCTGCATTTCGGAAGCAGCTTGCAGCACACGATTGACACCCTGAATCGCTGCAAACAA